GGTGGCTTAGGTAAGTGGTTCGGTGAAGAGTGGACAGATGTCAAGACTGGTAAGAAGTGTGGTCGTAGCGGTTCGGAGAAAGGTAAGAGGCCGTATCCTGCGTGTCGTCCCAAGAGTGTGGCCTCCCGAATAACCAAGAAAGAAGCAGCAAAGAAAACAGGGCCAAAGAAGGTCAAGTGGTCAACAACAGCATCAGGGAAGAAACGGAAATGAAAACTTGTGCAACATGTAAAACACCTGCAAAGTGTAAAGCAGCAGGTAAATGCTTAGGTAAAGGTTATGCAGCAGGTGGGCTAAAGATGCCCAGTGCTGACGATAAGGGTCTAAAGAAGCTACCTAAAAACGTACGTAACAAAATGGGTTACATGTCAAAAGGTGGTATGGCTAAAAGAGGCTACAATAAAGGCGGCTACGCTAATTGTGGTGCATCTGTAGCTCCTAGCAAGAAGCGGTAAGCATGAAGTTTTATCATAAGTATCAAAAAGCATTGGAAGTGGCAGGTTACACAGTAGACGAGTACGGTTACGTATGGGATGCTGCTGGTAACCAAGCTGCAGGCGAAGACAATTACGGTAATGTGCAGGCTAAAGACCCTAACGTTACAGATATCTGTGCAGCAGCGCAGGTTGAGATGGATAAGCCTAAACCTAAGCGTAAGAAAAAAGTAGATCAAGTTGAGGATGGCGATTAATGTCACTGTTTAGTCAGGGTAAGTCAGCACGAAAAAAGTCTGTGTATGGTCACAACACTGGTTCATCTACAGAGGTTGTATATACTTGTCCTGCTAACTGTGTGGCAGAGGTAACGTTTATCCACGTACATAACTCTACAGGTAATGCTGATATTGAGATAGAGTGGTATGTAGCAGAGGATGACTATACGTCACACTTTATCGAAGGTAAGAACCTTGGCTCTGGTGAGTATCTACAATGGGCTGATATAGAGCTTGTACTGCAACCAGGTGACAAGATTCAGGTAACACCTGATAGCAGTGCACATATTGATACCATCCTTACTGTAACAGAAACGTTTGTACCAGTCGGGTAACGGGTATGCATAAAATGTGGGTACTAAGTTACCGCTAACTGAGTAAAACTATCTCCGCACACACAACAAAGGAGATATGTGATGCTTAAACTTATCAAACGTGTATTCAAAGCTATTGAGATTGCACAACAAAAACGCGCAGACTATCATTTACTACATATGCTATCAGAGCGTGAACTACGTGACCTTGGTATTGGTCGCTCACAAATAAGAGAGATTATCTATGGCGAGGAATCTAACGGAAAAACAGCAAAAGTTTCTTGAAGTGTTGTTCGATGAGGCTGGGGGTGACGTTGTAGCTGCTAAGAGATTAGCAGGTTACAGTGATGGCACCCCTACCACTGCTATCGTAGAGGCATTGAAAGATGAAATTGCAGACAAGACACGTACTTACTTTGCTCGTACTGCGCCCAAAGCTGCTATGGCTATGGTTGGCGCTCTATCTGATCCTACTGAACTAGGTATCAAAGAGAAAATGGTTGCAGCAAAGGATTTGTTGGATCGCGCTGGGTTAGGTAAAGTGGATAAGGTAGATGTATCGTCTTCTAGTGGCGGTATTTTTTATTTACCACCAAAAGAAGGGACCAATGAGTAGGTTTGACTACGACAGAGACTTAGATTTCTGGCAACTTCCGAAACCACCCAAGGGTAAAGAACGAGAATGGCATGTAATAGCTCGCTCTACAAACAAAATACCTTGGGGCTATAAAGTACATCCTGAAAACGAGGCATTATTTGAGCCTATAGTAGAGCAGCTTGAATTATTAGAGCTTGCAAAGAGACATCTAAAACAGTATAGTTATTTAGCAGTAGCTAATTGGCTATCAAAAGAGTCAGGGCGCTATATAAGTCACGTAGGTTTACGAAAGAGGATAGAAGTTGAGCGAAAACGTAAGAGAGCAGCTACAATTAAACGCAAGCTTGCCAGAAGGCTCGAAAAAACCCTCCAAGAGATCGAAAAACTCGAAAAAGGTAGTGTCGGAGCCTACACAGTCAAAGAGGACTGAGGGACCAGACCCTATTATAATTGCACCTGCAGAGGTAAAAGCGCCTGAGTTTGATGTAGATATTGCACAGGATGTTGTATTTAAGCCTAATCCAGGTCCACAAACTTACTTTTTAAGCTCGTCAGAGCGTGAAGTACTGTATGGTGGGGCAGCAGGTGGCGGTAAGTCGTATGCAATGCTTGCAGACCCTCTACACGGGCTGAATGACCCTAACTTTAGTGGTCTACTTGTACGACATACTACTGAAGAACTACGTGAACTAATACAGAAGTCTCAGGAGCTATACCCTCGTGCAATACCAGGAATCAAATGGTCAGAGCGTAAGTCTCAATGGACTAGCCCAAGAGGTGGACGACTCTGGATGTCATACCTCGACAAGGATACAGATGTCACACGATACCAAGGTCAGGCTTTTAACTGGATTGGATTTGACGAACTTACTCAATGGTCTACACCTTACGCTTGGGATTATATGAGATCACGTTTACGTAGTGCTCACGCAAACCAATTAGGCTTGTATATGAGAGCTACAACAAACCCAGGTGGTAGTGGTCATGCTTGGGTTAAAAAGATGTTCATTGACCCAGCGCCTGCAAGAAAAGCTTTTTGGGCTACTAATTTAGAAACAGGTGAGACTATTACTTACCCTAGTGGTCATAGTAAAGCGGGTCTGCCTCTATTTATACGTAGGTTTATACCTGCATCTCTTTTCGATAACCCTTATCTAGCTGAAGCAGGTGATTATGAGGCAATGCTTTTGTCTCTACCAGAGCACCAAAGAAAACAGCTTCTAGAAGGTAATTGGGATATCAACGAAGGCGCAGCTTTCCCTGAGTTTGATAGGTCTGTACATGTCATAGATGCCTTCGACATTCCTGAGAACTGGGTAAAGTTTAGAGCCTGTGACTATGGGTATGGTTCTTATACAGGCGTTCTCTGGTTCGCTGTTTCGCCTGATGAACAGCTTATTGTATACAGAGAGATGTACGTTTCTAAGGTTACAGCTTCTGATCTAGCTGATATGATACTAGAAGCAGAAGCTAAAGATGGTACTATGCGGTATGGTGTGCTGGACTCTTCTTTATGGCACAACCGAGGCGATACGGGGCCAAGTCTGGCTGAGCAGATGATTATAAAGGGTTGTCGTTGGCGCCCTGCTGATCGGTCCAGAGGTTCCCGTGTCGCAGGTAAAAACGAGATACATAGACGTTTACAGATAGATGAGTTTACAAACAAACCACGTCTTGCATTTATGTCTAACTGTACGAATACTATAGCACAGATACCATCTATTCCTCTGGACAAAAAGAACCCAGAAGATGTTGACACTAACGCAGAAGATCACTTGTACGATGCTTTGCGATATGGTGTTATGACACGTCCTCGTAGTAGCATATGGGACTTTAACCCAGCAACACAACGCACTGGTTTTCAGGCTAGTGATACAACATTTGGATACTAAATATGGCAGAACAAGATGATCTTATGTTTGAGACAGACGAAGTGATTGCTGCAGAGGATGCAGAAGACACACTATTTACAGCTAGTCCTGTAGTTTCGTTTGTTACAGATCGCTTTAAACGCGCTGAAGATTCTCGTTATGGGGATGAAGAGCGTTGGCTAAAGGCATATCGCAACTATAGAGGCTTGTACGGCCCTGATGTACAATTTACGGATACTGAAAAATCTCGTGTATTTGTCAAAGTAACTAAGACAAAAACCCTCGCAGCATACGGTCAAATCGTTGATGTTCTGTTTGGCAACAATAAGTTCCCTATGAGTGTGGACCCGTCTATCCTTCCTGACGGTGTTGCAGAATCAGTTCATATCAACATTGACCCAAATGCAGCACAGGCTGGCGATGCGTTGTCAGCCACCACACGCGACGAGCCTGCCAAACCTTATCTCATTGGCCCTGATACAGAGCTATTACCTGGTGAGACTATGGCAGACCTCAAAAATCGTCTTGGCCCTCTTAAGGATAAGCTAGCCCCTGTCAGTGAGAAGATCATTGAGGGTGAGGGTACAGGCGCAACTACAGTAACGTTCCATCCTGCTATGATAGCAGCTAAGAAGATGGAAAAGAAAATACATGACCAGCTACAAGAGTCAGGCGCCTCTGTACACCTACGTAGTATGGCATTTGAAATGGCTCTTCTAGGCACAGGTACTATGAAGGGTCCGTTTGCTGTAGATAAAGAGTATCCAAACTGGAATGATGACGGTGAGTATGAGCCTTTAGTTAAGACTGTACCTGAGTGTAGTCACGTATCTATTTGGAACTTCTATCCTGACCCAGAAGCAACATCTATGAATGATGCAGAGTACGTAGTAGAACGTCACAAGATGTCACGTACACAATTACGTACGCTTAAAGGTCGTCCTTACTTTATGAAAGACGCTATTGAACTTGCCATTGATAAAGGCCCAGACTATATTCAGAAGCACTGGGAGATGACAATGGAAGACAATAACACTCACCAAGAGTCTGAGCGCTGGGAAGTGTTGGAGTTTTGGGGTTATGTAGATGCAGACATTCTAGAAGAGAATGGTGTTAACATCCCTAAAGACTACAAAGATATGGATGAACTGAGTGCTAACGTCTGGATTTGTAACGGCGAAGTTCTACGTCTTGTACTAAACCCATTCAAACCAGCACGTATTCCTTACTATGCTGTACCATATGAGCATAACCCATACAGTTTCTTTGGAGTAGGTATTGCAGAGAATATGGATGATACACAGACATTGATGAATGGCTTTATGCGTATGGCTATTGACAATGCTGCATTATCTGGTAATCTTATCATTGAAATGGATGAAACCAACTTGGTTCCAGGCCAAGACTTATCTGTATATCCAGGCAAGGTATTCCGTAGACAAGGCGGTGCTCCTGGTCAGGCAATCTTTGGTACTAAGTTCCCCAATGTTTCACAAGAAAACATGCAACTATTTGATAAAGCTAGGGTTTTAGCAGATGAAAGCACAGGCTTCCCATCGTTTGCACACGGACAGACAGGCGTATCAGGAGTGGGTCGTACCGCTTCTGGTATCAGTATGCTTATGTCTGCAGCTAATGGGTCTATACGGACTGTTGTTAAAAACGTTGACGATTATCTCATTCGCCCACTAGGCAAGGCATTCTTTAGCTTCAACATGCAGTTTGATTTTGATCCTGACATTCGAGGTGATCTAGAAGTACGTGCATCTGGTACAGAAAGCTTGATGGCTAATGAGGTACGTTCCCAGCGCTTAATGCAGTTCTTACAAGTTGCACAGAATCCAGTACTTGCACCTTTTGCTAAAATGGATTATATTATTCGTGAGATTGCGAAGAGCATGGATTTAGACCCTGATAAGGTTACAAACTCTATGCAAGATGCAGCAATCCAAGCTGAAATACTAAAAGGCTTCCAAGCACCTCAACAACCGCCTATGCCAGAGGAAGGTGTGCAAGCACCAGAAGGTCAGGCGCCTCAAGGTGTACAAGATACGTCAGGTGGCGGTGGCTCTCAGATTGGAGTAGGCACAGCCCCTACACCTAATGAACAAGGGTTTACGGGTAATGTCGCTTAAGCAGTTTGTAAATGATAAACCTACTATGGATGAGTTTATCAAGCATTTAGATGACTTAATCTATATACAACATAAAAACGTAGAACAAGCAAAAGACCCTATTGATATCTACAGGGCGCAAGGTTCTATTGCTACACTCAAAAAGCTAAAGTTACTCAGGGAGGCAATTAATGGCGGCTGATAAAGAAATGGAGATGCTGTTTAAGTCTAGTCGTGCACAGGCAGACCCAGTATCTGGAAATGAAGTACCTACAGGCTCATTGCCTGAAGAAGTACGTGATGACATCCCAGCGCAACTGAGTGAGGGTGAGTATGTAGTACCTGCAGATGTAGTACGCTACTATGGTGTTAAGTTCTTTGAGGATTTGCGCAGTCAAGCTAAAATGGGCTGGCAAGACATGGAAGAGAATGGACGCATTGGTGGAGAGCCTATCCCTTCAGGTATGGAAATGGGTAATGACGAGTTACCTTTTGATATCAATGAGTTGCAAGTAGAAGATGATGATATGCCTGAAATGGCTGAAGGTGGGTTTGTTCAAGGTTATGCAGATGGTAATCTAGTAACATCTATGGGTTCTGAATATCCTGGTACTATTATAGGCACACCTACACAAGGAGTTCAGCCTTCTGAGTTCCGTACTTTCCGTAATGCAGCAGGTCTTATTATTAATATACGTTTTATTGACGGTAAACCTGTTACACCTATCCCTGAAGGTTATACAGAAGTCAGTTCTCAGCAAGAAGTCGCTTCTGCAGTAGCACAGCAGGTAAGTACTAATAATAATGATGATGACGATGGCCCAGACGAAAAACCAAAAGTTGAATCTATAGATTGGGATACGGTAGAGCCTGAAGTAATTGAGAAGTATGTAAATCAATTAGGTAGTCCTGTTGGTAAAGGTGCGCAAGCTTTAGCAGGTGCTATTAATCCTCTTATAGGTGTTGGTATCGGTGCAGCAATGCGTCACCAAAACAAAAAAGTACTTACAGCCTTAGATACACGTATTGCTGCTATCTCTGATGCAAACGATCCTACACGTTTGAAGTTAGAGCAGATACGTGAAAACATGCTGAAGCAAGTAGATAAAAACGATGATGGTAAGGTAGACACTATTGTTGAACGCTCAGGTATTTACGGGGGTGAGAGCAGCCTATATGAAAACCTGCAAGATACGAATGGTGATGGTAAAGTATCCTTTGCCGATACTTGGTTAGGTGATTTGTTAGGTCTTGATGGTGAAGCAGGTGTACAAGGACCAAGCTTAGAAGAATCACGTGCAGGTGCTCGTAGACAGGCATCACAAGACGACAATGACAGCGGTCCAGTAATTCCTACTACGCCTACGCAATCTAGAGATAGCTCACCTGTACCTGTACTTCGCCCATCAACCCCTGCACCTACGCCTACACCAGAGCCTGTACAGAGTACACCTACTACTACATCTAATGTAGGACAAGTAGCACAAGAAAGCTATAAAAAGCAGGAGTCTGAAGACTTTGGATTGCTAAATAAGGGCGGTCTAATGATGAAGAAAAACAAGAGAAAAAAGAAAAAATAATAATATACAAACGGCAATAACTATAAGGCTACTCGGCCCCTTTGGGGCTGACCCCACATAAGGAGTAAAGAATGTCGGAAGCCCTACTACAGACGGATTCTCTTTCACACCGTCGAAATCAATCTCGTGTAGCTCGTGACGAAGCAGAGCTAGAAGAACTACTAAAACATGCAGGTGTACCTAATGACGACGAAAGTAGTTTACAGCAAGACACCTCAGAAGAAGTTACGGAAGAAGAATCCAGTAGCGAAGAGTCTGTCGAGCAAACAGTTCGCACAGAAAGTGATACCGAACAAAAAGAAGAACGCAAAGCTGAAACACAAGAAGAAGCTGAGCCAGAATTAAGTGCAGAAGAAAAGAGTTTTAAGAAGCGCTATTCTGATATCCGCAAGTATATGCAAGAAAAAGAAGCAGAACACAAAGCGGAATTAGCCGAACTTAAAAAGCAGTTAGACAATGTGTCTAAAGGTTCTGTGTCTGATTTAACAACTAAAGAAGAGATTGAAGAATGGGCTAAGCAAAACCCAAAAGCAAACTCTCTTATTCGGGCATTAGCAGAAGAGCAGGCAGCTGAGCAGCTTAAAAGTATCGACTCTCGTTTAAAAGAAGTAGAAGAGATGCGTACACAAGCACGTAAAGAAATAGCAGAAGCTATGCTTTACT